CTTGGCATGAATGATCTTGATGCGGTTTTCAAACACCTGGGCGTCGTTACCGACATATCCCCAATTGTGTACCGAGTAGATAACGCGCTGCACCTGCACGACGGACTCGGTGACGATGATCACATTGCGCCGGATCGAGGGTTTCAGGGCGTAGTCTGGCGGGCAGATGTGCGCGGCGGTCAGGGCCAGCGGCACGATAAGCGTGGTCTTGCCGACACCCGGGGCACCGGCAATGACGTTCACGCCCACGCTCATGTAGTCGTCAAAAATATACTCGAAAACGAACACCTTGCTCGCGCCCGATTGAGGCTCAGCACGGGACAGGCTAAGAGGATGCTCGCCTTTCGCAATCGTGGCTTCGGGCACCGCAGGCTTGTCGCTGTTGCCCTGCCAGCCATTGTCGATGGCCATGCGGAATATCGAGCGGTAGGTGATCGAATGTGGCCGGTCGATGTCTCGATCCCATTTCCGGCGCTGGGCAGCCGCGTCAAATTTTTCTGACTTCGCTGACCACTCAGTCCAAATCGTGTAGCCATTTTCCCCGTAAGGTTTGAGCGCCAACCCGACGTTTACCCATGTTTCATACTCATCTGCATCAATGTGCTTGAGGGCGGAACGCAGGTCGTCAAATGTTTGGGCGGTGGCGACAGGTGCGCCGTTGCGCTCAACGAGGCTGTAATCGACGGCTGACCGGCCCCTGCTCGAGATGTAATTAGGTAGGGGTGCGGGCTTTGCCGGGTTTGATTTGCTGATGGGCGACCGGCCCTGAGCCCATCGGTAATCGCCGCTGGTGCCAAGCGTCGGTGCCACGCAGATGTAGCCGTGGTGTTTGAGATCGAGGCCCTCGCCCAGCGTGCCTGGGTACGACATCTCAGGATCGGCGGCGAAAACCCGGTGCTCTCCACCGCCCTGCGTGATCGCCACGCAATCGGAGTGCAGCACGCCATGCTCGGCCTCGATCTGTGCCAGCGTGTCGCGCCCATCATTGCGTGGGTCGATGTCGAGTGCCAGCAGGCCCGACGCGGCCAGGCTGATACCAATGCCCGCATCCGGGTCGACAGCCCACCAGTCCCGGATCACCTGCTCGTCGGCGCTCGCATCCTGATGCCCGTGCGGAACCAGATTGCTCTGAGGATGCTTGCCGGGCGTGTGACCTTTCTCGCCATGCGGGCGACCACACCGGCACTGGCCATGGGCGTCGACAGACCACACCGGCAGGACGTGCCAGCCCAGGCGCGCATAAGCCAGGGCGTAATCAACAGGCTTCGGCTGATCCTCGACAACCCAGATATGTGACGGTGGCTTCGCCATCAAAAATGCTCCTCGACCACGTTCCAGTATCGTCCCTTTTTGGCGACGGTCAGCGTCGCGGGTTTGCGCGCGCCCTTGATCTGCCAGGAAAGCGACTTTGCCGGAGATGGCAGGTGAACAACAAGGCCCCGATTGCTAAAAAACTCATGTGTTTTTTGGTGTGGCGTTTCGGTTGTGACGAATGCCGTGGCGTCGATCCTGGCACCCTCATCGGTGGTGCAGGCGTATTTCACTAGCAATACGGTTTCATATCGGGCTTTCAGAGTGAATGACACCGCGCTGACGCCGTGAACCGTGACATGCAGCAGCGAGCCGTCTTTGGCCGCTTGGCCGGTCATCGGATCGACCGGCGTGAGCTTGCGGAGGCCCGGGTAAATCTTGCGCTCTTTCTTGACATACGGCGCGCGTGGTTCGGCGGCGTCGACCGGCTCGAGGCTCTCTTCCCGGTAGAATGTCTCGTACATATCCACGCCACCCAAGCGGATCAGATTGCCCGCATAATCCAGTACAAGGCAGTTGCGCTTGTCAGGATGCAGCCGCGTTCCGCGTCCCTGGATTTGCACCCAGAGAGACGATGACAGGGTGGGCCGCAGGCAGACGATGCAATCCATCGCGGGAAAATCGAATCCGGTGGTGATCATATCCACTGAGCATAGCACTTTGACCGCACCCGACATGAAATCACCGAGGGCCACCTGCCGCTCATCCGGCGACATGCCAGAATGCAGCACGGTCACGGGCCAGCCGGTGATCTGCCGGATCAGCGCAGCCGTCTTTGTCGCCGCTTTGACAGTCGGGCAATAGACCCCAATGTGCTGGCGCTTGTCGGCCAGCTTGAGCATCGACCTCGCCACGGATTTTAGCCACGCCTCAGTCTGAGCAGCTTCGACCTCAGACTGCACAAAATCACCACTCACGGCGATCTTCTGCACATCAAGCTGGATAGCGGTCTCGACACCCACCAGCGGGCACAGCCATCCGTCATCCACCGCGCGCGGCACCGTGTAGCTGTAGGCCAGGGTGTCAAACCAGAACTGCGGGCCGCTGCCATGGATGATGCCGTTGTCCATGCGCCAGGGCGTGGCGGTCATGGCCACCCGGCGGGCATCCGGGTATCGGCTGAGCACCGCCTCATATTGGCTGGGCTCACCCTCATTGTGCGGCACGCGGTGGGCCTCGTCGATGATAATCAGATCAGGGGCGATCAGCTTGTCGAGCATGCCTGTAAGGCTTTGGATCGTGCCATACGTCACGCCACCCCGTGTGTCCCGGCGACCGAGACTGGCACAGACAATCGCCGGTTCGATTGGAGTGTACCTGCGATAAGTGTCAGCGTTCTGCTTCACAAGTTGTTGGACGTGCGTGAGCACCAACACCTGCCTGTTGGTGGCGCGGTAGTACTCTGCCAGGGCGGCGATAATGAGGGACTTGCCGGTGCCCGTAGCAAGCTGAAGCACCGGGTTAGAGCCCGCCTCCAGAGCCTTGATGGCGGCATCCAGGGCCTCTTGCTGATACGGTCGCAGTTGCATGTGATGCCTCAGTTATCGGTTATAGGTGTGGCGTATCGCTATCTGGCCCACTTCGCAAGCAGCACGGTCTCACTTTCGTCACGACGCTGCACCGTGGCGATGATGCCCTCGCTGTAAAACGACTGATATGGCGTCATGTCGACTAACGGAAAGCACCAATTCCACACTCTGGTGGCGTGCGGGCATCGTGCTATGATTTTCCAATTCTGAGTCAAATCATTGACGCTATGTGCCTCTTCCTGCGTGGATATGACCGGCCCGGCACTCAATCCAACATTATTCATTATCTTTTCTCCGTTGGTTTGACACGACCGATGGTGATGTTGTTGTCCGCGCGAATGTCTTTGTTGCTCCAGCACCAGCACTCGCCATCCGCCTGAAACACGACCCACATCAGATCATGCTCGAGGCCATAGTCAATCACCAGTTGCGCCATGCCTTTGCCGAGAGGTGTCGTCATCGGGATCGGCGGGTTGAGTTGAGTGATCATGGCTTCACCCCCGGCGCTGTTTCTAGCATCGCCTCCCAAATTCCAATCACGGCACGCCCGCCGCTCTCATCATAGCCCGCGCGCAGCATCTCTCTGGTCGGCTCAACCGGCACTACGGCCCAACCTGCTTGACGAATTGCCGAGATACAAATTAAAGCGATACCGTCGATAGTAAGGCCGGGCACATACATTTTTTTTATTTCCTCGGCCATTTTGTCAATCAGTTCGGCCTCGTCTTTTGCTGGTTTGCTCATTCCACTATCCCCCAATGGCTGATGCTGGCAGGCTCTGCTGTCCCCGGCTCCCACCAGCGCAGCATGGACTTGATTGCTCGCGGTAGTTCCATGTCGTTATTATAAAGGCGCATGTGATAAGGGCTTTCATTGCGGTGGTAATGCAATATATTAATTTCTTGTTCTAATTTATTGACTACTTGCTCCATCAAGGGGCGCACCTGCTCAAGCCTCACACGCATCATTATTAACTGTTCAGCCTGCTGGCGCAGGCTGCTGCTGGCACCCTCAATGTAATTGGCAGCGGCATCCAGCAGGGCGACATGGCTGATTAAGGCTTCCGGGCTGTTTGCCAGGGCGCGCAGGTCGGTGATCATGTCGGGGATTGGGCGCATCTTGTTCACTGTCTCATTTCCTTTCGATTTTTTGCGTTTGTGTAAATTCTGAGAGCCTCGGCCCGGGCCTGCTCAGCAGGTATGCCGCGCGATCTGAATGATTCGGTCATGCGGATCACGGTGTCGGGCACCTCGTCGGTCATTTTCGGCATAATTCGGGTTTTCATTGGCATAGCAATCGTATTGAGGTTAATCACGGGCGGCTTTTGGTGCCGCGAAAATTTCGGATTATCTGACGTGTACCTTGACACCGACTGCCTGCTGACACCTGTGATGCAAGAAATATTTCGCAAAGAAAAACCAGCCTGTCGCAATTCGATAACCTGTTGAATTTTCTCTGCACTCAAGGACAAACCTTGCTTAAAATTCTGCGGCAATAAGTTAGCGCAAATTTTTTGGGCAGTTATTCGCGAGCACGAAAATTCAACCGCAAGATCGTCGAGAGACACACCGGCCAGCCTGCGCTGGCGCATGATCTCGCGCTCAGCCGGTGTGAATGGCTTGCGAGGGGGCTTCATTGGGCACTCTCCTCGCGCAGGGCATCGGTCAGCGCTTTGGTCGCATCCATGAACACTTGCATGGCGCGCGCATACGAACCATTGCTATATGCCATGTCATCGCTTTGCTCGACGGCAAGCACAGCATCTAGGGCGGCACCGGCTTTGGCGCGCAAGGTGTCGATGTCGGGCTTAGGGGGCTGCTGGACGGTCACTGGGCGGTCTCCTCGCGTTTGCGGTACATGATGACTCTGACGATGCCGAGAGCCTCCAGCATGGCTCTGCCGGGCTCACAGCGTGAGTTTAGAACGTTGCTCACATAGGTGGACGATATGCCGTGGGCGTCGGCCCATTTTTTCTGGCCACCGGCTGCCGCGCATGCGTCTGTCAGCAGACGACAGACGTCCACATGGTCGATGTAATAGGTGGTCATTTAGCCGCTGCCTTTTTGCGGAGGCGCTTCACAACTCGGTCGGCTTTTGTGGACACCCGCTGAAGAACAACCATAAGTTTAATTAGCTTTTCTGGCGCGGCCTTCTCGTCCCAATCGACCGCATTTCGGATGGATTGGTTCAAAAGGTTCTCAAATGTTTCGGTAATGGTCCAGCTCGTTGCTTCGTCATCTCCGCAGATTACATATGGAACACCATCGCCTACACAGCCATCTATGAAGTTTTTGCGCAGGTCTTGGCGTATTTCCTTTGCGAAAGCTCTCGCTGCCTTCTTGCCGTAATTATCGGCGGCGTGTGTGTTGTCGAGCCAATCATATGCGTCCTTAAATATTTCGCGCTTGGGCATTGGTTTATGCTCCCACCTTGGCTTTGACGCGCAGGGTCGTGACGACCGTCTGGCGCGTGCATTCGACGACTTGATCAGGCGTCAGGTATTTCTGGGCACTCTTGGCATCGAACGTCGCGCGCTCGCTCAGGGCAACGACGACGTCAGCGTAATCGCCTGTGACGCGCTCGAGGCCGGTCGAGATGATCTGTTCGCGCAGGGCTTTCACCTGGGCCTCGATCTCTTTGAGGCGCTCGCTCAGCGTGCTGTAGCGATCAGCGAGGGAAAGATTATCAAGCATTTCAGTGTCTCCGAGTTATGAGTTATCCGGGCGATCTGCCCTGAGACGTCTTTTATAATCCCAGCACACGGCGCGCAATAGAATTTTTCAAAAATTATTCAGTCTCTGGCATCAATAGGCCACCCACGGCGAGATGCAGGCCAAGCGCCACGGCAGACGACGCAGGCACGCTGGCATAACCCACCTGGGCCTCGGTTTCGTATACGAGCAGCAGCACCGACGGATCGCGTGACAGCACCTCCTCCAATGCCTTGCGGGCAAAGGCGGCAATCGAGCAATCGTCGGGGTCAATGCGTTCAATTTTTGCCGTTTTTTTCATGATGCTCTCCCTGCCTGCACACGCACCCGGTGTTTACCAGCTATTTCCTGGCCCCGAAACCAGGCCACTCCATTAATCACTTCGCACAATTCAGGTGGCATGAGTTCCCCATTGCGATATGTCAGCACGGCAAATCCGGGCGTCCAAAGCCGGGTGTTACCCTGCATGTAACCAAAACATGGCCACGTCAGTTCGGCCAGCATACCGCATTGCACGCCCCACCGACGCCCGCGCATGTCCACAGTCGGCACGGACTGGAGAGCATGCGAATCGCCGCTGATAAAATTAACGCCTGATTTGGTAGTGTTGTTGTAGCCCGCGTGAATGCCACCATGAAACCGGTGCATGACCACTGAGTCATTTAAATCTAGCCTGTGACACATCTGCCAATCGGGAAATTGCCCGGCAAAATCAAATCCCTCGACGCCTTCAAACATCGCCGCATTTAACGCCAAATATTTATCGAATCGGTCGTCGTGATTGCCTCGCACCCACCAGCGTAAGGCTCGAGGGGCACATCCCATGATGTCGTCGAGGTGCTGTTTAGCGGCTTCCAATTCGTCTTTGACTTTGATCCTGCGGTTCCATCCGATTGGGTCATGCCTGCTGGGCTCGCCCATATCGACCAAGTCGCCCACGCTGAGAAGGATGTCTGGCTTGATCTGCGGGATTGCTCGCAGCAGTGCTTCGTGGGCGAGGCTGCGGGGCTGGTGCAGGCTGGTCCAATGAGCATCCGAAAACGCAATAACCGTAGCATTAGGATGCCGTATTTTTTCAGTCAGTTCGCATTCCGGCGGATTGTCGGGATCGTATGCCACCGCCTGCCGGTGCATTTTTCTAACGTCCGGCTTGTGGAATCGGCTGAGGGCGGCTTCGTATTGATTGGCTGCCGTCTTGTTGCTCATCGGCGGGTTGAAGGATCTCGCCGCTGCGGTGACATTTCCGTGGATCGCGACGGCGGTATAGACCGCCTCAATGTCGGTCCATTTATACGCGGGCTGCGCCATAGGGCTGGAACCTCCGGTCAGAAACGCGCCGTCAAGACGCGTCTCTGTGGATAACCATCAATTGGCAAAAAATCTAGTCAATCATCATATTATCGTTATGCGTCATCCTCGGTGTTGAGTTCAGCAATCGCGGCAAGCTCTTGCACGAGGGCGCTCGCTTCAATCCGTAGCGCGCTGGCGAGGTAGTGCTTGGCAAGCACCTCTCGCCCATATGCCATATGCTCGGCGGCGATGGCCTGCAACATCAGAGAGACGTGGGCATCCAGAGCATCGGGGATGCCAGGGTGGCAGTGGCTCGCTCGGGCGATGTCCATTGCCAGTGCGCTGGCCTGATCGCGCACCGCCTCAGAAAATTTGAGGTATTGGGCATTAACCGGCGGGGCGATCATTTTTCGGAAACTGCTCATCAGAGGAAATCCTTCGCGACCATTGCGACATATTGCAGATCGTGCCGGGCACTGTCGTCGTCGCCCTGAGAGCGGTGCGTCAGGTACTCGGCCACGGTCGACATGACCTCGCGGGCCACCTCTGGGTTAGCGTGCGTTTTGCGGGCAATGGCTTTGACCTGGGCGGCCATCTGGAGATCGACGAGGTGCATAGGTAGTGGCTTATCCATTGGTCTCTTCCTTCTGAGTTGCGAGGTAGGTGGCTTTGCCGCCCGCACCCAGGCGGCTTTTGCGGCAGAATTGGATGGGTCCGACGAACGCGCATTTCAGTTGCAGGTGGCGCATCAGCGTCATGGTCGTGACGCGCCACGTCCGTGGGCGCTCGCGCGTGCTGAGGTAGATGGCATTCGCAATGGCCTCGACCGGCACCTCCTCGCCGCAGTGTTTGGCTAGGTAGCGCACCGCACGATCCTCGTGCGGCGTGAAGAGCAGGTGCAGCTTCAGCGGTTCGCTTTGGATTGTGTCGGTCACTATCGGTTGCTCATCTGCATGGTGGCGTCGGCGGCGATGTGCGGAGACGGTGCGGGGTAGAGGGCTTTGCGCTCGTAGGGTTTGCGGGCAGGCTGCCACGGCGGGGCCTCGGCAATCTCATGCAAGTGCCAGCGCCAAACCATGCTGGCAGCAATGCGGTCTAGGCTCTCCGTAGACGCATCAGGGTGCTGCTTACGCAGCTTCTTGAGGCGCTTGGCTACCTCAATGTCGCACCACTGCTGAGGCCCCTCCTGAAGGGCCTGACGGGTCAAAGGCGGCAGGGCGTCGTAAGCATCCCACCGGGCATTCGGCTTGTGGCGGGTGAAGCGGGTGCGACCATTGCTCATTGCACAGACCCCTTGGTCAAAGCGTGGAGTGCAGCAATACCGCGCTGGAAAACGGCATCGCTATTAATTTCGCAGTTGGTGACGAATGTGTCGATCCGGCTGCGCAGCGGGGCCAGCGCGGCTTCGAGGGTGGCGGCGACCTCGCCCACCAGATCGTCGCTGTTGCAGCCGCCTGCGATGTCGGCATGCTGGTCCCAAACGTCGGTGAGCAGGCTGCACAGGCTCTCCAGGCGCTGCGCGGCGGCGACAAAACGCTCGGCGGGCGTCTCGTCGTGCTCCGCGGCGTAGGGGCTGGCAGAGTTGGTCATGCGGAAATTGTCGGGATAGGGCATCGAAGTTCTCCAGTTATTGAGTTAGGTGGGTGAAAGACGGCTGCGGCTAGGTCTTGGTGCCACGGATCGTGCTGACGGAAACAGTCTGGCCTTCAGCGGTGATCTGAGCCTTGAAGATTGCGATGGCGGCGGGCATCGAGGCGGCGAGCATCGAGGCGGCGAGGATGGTGCGGCAACCGTCGTCGTTGTCGTTGTCGGTTTCGTAAATGAAGAGATATTCGGTCATCTGAGTTATCCTCTCTGGGGCGTCATTGCCTGGAACCGGTATAGACCCCGGCTCCGAAAAAGAAAAGAGCCTTTTACGAATTTCGTGAAAATTATTTTTGGCTCCGGCCTCTTTCAGGCGACGTGCTCGGCCAGAACCTGCAAATCATTCAGCACCGTCATCAAAGCCTGCTTGCGGGCACCATGCTCGGCATCGGCCTGGGCGCATGCGTCCGGCCCCTGCGGGTAGTAGTCGCGGCCATTAGGCGCGGTGTTCGCCAGGGCCTCTAGGGCACTCTGGATGGCCGAGATGGCATCGCAGTAGCCCTCGAGCAGTGCCTGGGCGCTGGTGCCGTTCATGTGGATCGTGGGAAGCATCATGGCTCAGCCCTCCGCTTGCAGGGTGGCGACGAGGGCCTCGGCTTCGCGCTGGGCACGGGCGTAGGCGCATTTGTCGGTCTTGCCGACGCTCACCGCGCCGCTGTGCCAGACGATCCGGCGCACGCCACGGGCGCGCTCCGAGATC